ATAAAGAGGACGATAACTGATGGCTTTTACGGGCACCTTTACACGCACCGTCAACGAGGATCTGGCGGCAACGGGTCAATCAAACGCGGTTCATGCGAGCACCATCGACCTGATGCTTTCCGGCACTTGGGCGGGCACGGCGCAGGTTCAGACGCAGAACGAGACAGATGGATCATGGATCGACATGGAAGGCTCTGACGGCACGTTCACGGCGAATGCCGCCAAGGTTATCGAATGGGCAACGCCGCGCCCGACGCGCATCGACTGGACACGGACATCAGGAACATTGACCGTCATGCTGGAGGCCATCGGCAAGGGTGCCAATTGACCTTGAGCCTCTGACTTATGAGGCTACCGAATATATCTGCCTCCATTTGCGAGACCGGGACGCCCAGGAAATATACGGACTGCGCTGGACAGACAGCCCGCTTGCTCTCGCGCAGGATACCTATTCGATCATCGCACAGCATGGCGTCGGCTGGGTCGCTTTATGGGATGGCAGGCCGGTTGCCACGCTCGGCATTGTCGAGAAATGGCCACGTGTCTGGCAGGTCTTCTCGTATGGCACGGATGACTGGCGTCGGTCGGTCCTGACACTTTCACGTCATGGCAAGACTGTCATCAAGGATTATCTCTTGAGCAGGGATGCGCACCGGCTGGAGTGCGAGACGCATTGCGAGCATATCGACGCACACCGCTGGCTTGAAATGATGGGCGCCGAGAAAGAGGGTATCCGTTCAGGCTACGGCAAGGACGGCTCGGATTATATCACTTACGTCTGGAGACAATGAAATGTGCTTTTCGTCACTTCCAAGCCCGCAGAAGCCGCCGGCGCCGCCGAGCAAGCTTGATACGCGGCTGTCAGCCTTCCGTGAACAGCGGGACAGGCAACGCACTGCCGCGCGATCCGGTCGCCGGTCCACCATCCTGACGGGCGGTGAAGATACGGCAACGGGTGCTGTGCGCAACAAGACGCTGTTGGGCTCCTGACATGCCTGCGGTCGCCGAGGCCATTGTCAAGCGCGCCGAGGGTCTGAAATCCGGCGTTGAGCGCAAGCAGTTCGAAGACCACGCGCAGCAGATCGCCGAGCTGGTCATGCCGCGCAAGGATGCGTTCTATAACGAGAACACGCCCGGCGAGAAGAAAATGCAGCGGGTCTATGACCCGACCGGCATCCATTCAAATGAAATGCTGGCGGCTGGCCTGCACGGCATGGCGACAAACCCAGCAACACGATGGTTTGGCATCAGGCTGCTTGATGAGGAACTGATGGAGCGGGATGATGTCAAGGAATGGCTGTCATCCATTGAGCGCATCATGTTCCGCGAGATGCATGCGCCCGGGCCGAAGCTGACCACGCATCTGCACGAATTGTATCTGGATCTCGGGGCCTTCGGAACCGGCGTGATGTTCATCGGCAAATCAGCCAATGATCAGCTGCTGTTCCAGACACGCCACCTGGGCGAGTGTTTCATCGATGAGAACGCGGAAGGCCGGGTCGATACAGTTTATCGCTGTTTCGAGATGAACGTGCGTCAACTGTGGCAGATGTCTGAAGACAAGGACTGGAGCCTGTCATCCAAGACCGCGAAGATGGCGGAAAAGCAGGAGTGGAACCAGAAGGTCAAGGTCATTCATGCGGTCTATCCGCGTGCTGAACGGGAGAAGGGCAAGGAAACCGCCGACAATATGCCGTATGCTTCCATTTACCTGGAAGAGGCTGAACAACATATCCTGCTTGAGAGCGGGTTCGAAGAGTTCCCTTACGCCGTGCCGCGCTGGTACAAACAGGCCGGCGAACGATATGGTCGCTCACCCGGCATGACGGCATTGCCTGATGTCAAGATGCTTCAGGAGATGATGAAAACGACGCTCAAGGCAGCGCAGAAGATCGTTGACCCGCCTCTGCAGGTGCCGGATGATGGTGTTGTCGGTCCGGTCCGCACGATCCCCGGCGGGTTGAACTTCCTGCGGCCCGGTTCCGAGATACGGCCTCTTATCACAGGCGGGCAGATCGGCCTGTCTGAGGAAATGATGGAGCAGGTCCGCAACCGCATCAGGACAACGTTCTTTGTCGATATCGTGCAGGTTGCACCGCCCGATGTGAATATCACGGCAACGGAGTTCATGCAGCGCACACAGGATCGTATGCGACTTCTGGGTCCGATCATAGGCCGCATGGAGGCTGAGCTATTGGGACCGATGATCAACCGCAATTTCGGCGTGCTGTCACGGATTGAAGGTAAACTGCCGGAAGCTCCGGATGGCGTGGAGGATCAGGAGTTTACAGTCGAATATGTCTCGCCTATCGCGAGCGCCCAGCGCGCCGCCGAGGTTGATGGTTTCATGCAGTACATGCAGGAGATGGCGTTGATCGCGCAGGCCAACCCGCAGGAAGCGTCGAACATCAGCGCGCGCATTGAATGGACGAAAATCCCGGAATGGGTCGCGGATCGCCGGCGCATCGATCCCGAGCTGATCTTGTCTGATGAAGAAGTAGAGGCGAAGCAGCAGCAGAATGCCATGCAAAATGCCGTCAGTGCCGCGCCTGATCTTGCCAAGGCAACCAAGGATTTCGCTGATGCTGGCAAGTCGGTCGCTGAAGCACAGGCGATACAATGAACTTTATTCAGTTTACCCATGAAAGTGGGCGAGCAATACTTGTGAATGCAGACCATATCATTGCGGCTTACAACAAACCGAGCCGAAACGTCCGATTGCAATTGACGGACGGTGAAGAAATAGGTGTTCGGGATACGCCGCAAGAGGTACGAAGCAAGCTGGTTCCGCCGGCACCATGAGTTATTCCAAGGAGCAGCGCTGCCGCGATTGCCGGATTGTCTTCTCAAGTGAGGAAGGCGAGCGTGTGCTGGGCTGGCTGATCGACAGCAATGGCATTCTGAAGGCGAACTTTTCAACTGATCCCTACGTTCATGCATTCAACGAAGGCCGCCGCAACGCCGTGCTGGATATTCTATCGATGATGAATGCCGAGCCAAAGGATTTCCGCGACTTGGCCAGACTAGCCCAGGAGGCACCAGACGAATGAGAATGACCATAGACAGAGAGATTGGCGCTTATGTCATCAGCATCGATGAAGACAGAGACCATGCGCTTGTACTGCCGGTGGCTGCTGTTGAGCACATGACCAAGACCAAGTTGATGCGGGCAATCATGCATTGGTTCAACAACACCATGAATGCGCCTGTTCCGATTCCGACGGCGCCAAAAACGCCGGCAACCAAGAAGAAGGCAACCAAGAAGAAGGCAACCAAGAAGAAGGCAACCACGAAAGGAAAATAAGTGGCTGACGACAACCCTACGCCTGTTGACGCGGATAACGTTGACCCGCCCGCAAATGCAGATAACGTTGGAAATGATCCAGCACCGCAAGATCCGCCGAAGGCAGATACTCCGGTTCCACCATCCCCATTGGCACTACCGGATGACCTGAAAGACCACCCCAGCCTGAAGAAGTTCAATCTTGAAGAGGGCGTCGAGGGTCTGGCGAAATCCTATGTCAACCTTGAGCGACTGGTTGGCAAGGAAAAGGTTCCGATTCCCGAGACGGACAGCGATTGGGACATGTGGTTCAAGGCTGCCGGGCGCCCCGATACGAAGGACGGCTATGTCTTTGAAGAGCCGAAGGATATCCCGGAGGGCATGGAATTCTCTCAGGAAATGTCCGACCAGTTTGCCGAGTGGGCCTATGACAAGGGCCTGAACCAGACACAGGCGCAGGGCTTGCGTGGCGACCTGATGAAGTATCTCGGCGAAGCGCACGAGGTGCAAACCCGGTCCGTCAAGGAACGCATGGAAGCTGCTGAGGCGGCTATCAAACGTGAATTCGGCAATGCCTACGAAGACAAGGTGAAGGTGGCCAAGGGCGTCGTTGACAGGTTCATGGGCGATGAGTTCAAGGAGTTCCTTGACGACAGTCAGTTTGGCAATGACCCGCGCATGATCCGTGGCTTTGCCAATCTCGCGGCCAAGCTGGGCGAAGATGTCAATCTGACCGGTCAACATGATACGCTGACACCGACCGACTACAAGGCGCAGGCGGCAGAATTCAGGACGAAGAACGCTGCTGCATTGATGGACAAGTTTCACCCGGACCATAACCGCCTCGTGAAGCAGTTGACCAACTTGACGGAAAAAGCATTTCCGGGGGCGGCGGCATGAAGGAACTGAAACGATTCCGTGACAATGGCATAGCGCTGACGCTATCGCTTGAGTACGATGGAACAGTGCGGACGGAGATATTCATTCGCAAGACGAAACATTGGGCCTCCGAGGTCCATGAGAATCTCGACGATGCCTTAGCATGGTTGGAACAGAAGTCTTCCATCCCGGCGCAAAGGCACTATGTCGAACCGAAGCGCGGGCCTGGACGGCCCCGTAAGACTCCTGAAGGCAGCGGACAACCGGAAACGGCCCGCACGGACCAGACGGCGCTGACTGAGCGTTAAGCAGAAGAAAGGGTCCGCATTCGCGGGCAACCCGTTCGACAAACCCTGAAACCGTAACGATTGGAGGGACATGATGTCCATTCAAGTCACAACGGCGTTTGTTGAACAATACTCGGCAAACGTCGACATGCTATCCCAGCAGATGGGCTCGCGCTTGCGTGGGGCTGTTGATGTTGAGATGGTCAAGGGCAAGAATGCCTTTTTTGAGCAGATCGGCTCTACCACGGCCAGAAAACGGACATCGAGGCACGCTGACACCCCGCGTATGGATACCCCACACGCAAGGCGTCGGGTCTCGCTGTTCGATTATGATTGGGCAGACCTGATCGACGATGAAGACAAGATTCGGATGCTGATCGATCCGGCTTCGCCATATGCGCGGGCCGGGGCGGCGGCGATGGGCCGGGCTATGGATGATGAAATCATCGACAATGCGGACGGTACTGCGTACACTGGCGTCGATGGATCGACTTCCACGGCTTACGATTCTGGCATGACCGTTGATGTGCAGATCAGATGGCCCGGCGTTTCGGCGGCGGACCTTGGTCTGAACGTGGCCAAGCTGCTTGAGGCAGGGCGGAAGTTGACCGCAAACGAGGTTGATCCTGATGAGGAACGCTATCTCGCGGTGAACGCACGGCAGGTCGAATCACTGCTCAAGGACAATCGTGTCGCATCCGCTGACTACAACGCCATCAAGCCCCTCGTAGAGGGCAAGGTGTCGCGGTTCGGCGGCTTCACGATGATCCCCACCGAGCGTATCAACACCGACGCGAACAGTGACGACAAGGTTCTGTATTGGGCCAAGTCGGGGCTGAAGCTCGGGATTGGTGCTGATGTCAAGGTTCGGATCTCCGAACGTGACGACAAGAACTACGCAACCCAGGTCTTCCTTGCAATGTCGATCGGCTCGACGCGCATGGAGGAAGCCAAGGTCGGTTACATCGAATGTGATCCGGCTACTGGTCCTGGCGCGTAAGAAAGGATTATGAAAGATGGCTGTTGTCACTGAAGAATCCACACAATATGAGAACGTCTTCACGGATGTTCCCGTAAACCTCAACGATACCGTTGACTGGCATGGCCGGCTGCGCGTTGCCTACTTTGACGCCAACAACGTCACGGGCGGCGATGCAACGTCAAGCCTTGCTGTTGTCAAGCTCCCGCCGGGCAAGATCCGGTTGCTGTTGCCGTCCAGCTCGCTCTATGTGAACTGGACCACGGCTTCTGCGACCATGGATATCGGCTGGGATGCCTACACCGATCTGAGCGGGTCGGCTGTGGCCGCTGATGCGAATGGATTGGCGGACGGTATTGACGTGGAAACTGCCGGGTTTGTGACCGGCGGCACACTGGCGGCGCTTGCCGGCCTCACGGCAACGGGCGGCACCAAGGTGTTTGAGTCCAAGGATGGCGTGACCATCCGGCTGACGTGTCAGGACGTTGCGCTTGCGGCGAATGACGACGTGGCCGGGTATTTCGTCTACGTCCAGGACTAATAACAAGGGCGGAGCGGTGCTGGTTATTCATCCGCTCCGCCTGATCTACATCCGAGTGCCGAAAACAGCATCAACAAGCTTCGTCAATACGCTGGATGAGCTGGACCCGCAGCACCTTGGCGATGTCCATGGCAATGCGTGTGAGGTCGACCACCTGATGCGCAAGGGGCATGTGCCGAAGGATTACAAGAAGGTTGGGGCAATCCGGCATCCCTATCGGTGGATGCAGTCGGCATTCAATCACCATCGTAATAACCCGGACATGTTCAATGTCGAGGCGGTGAATATCAAGCAGTTCATTCGCGCCGTTCGGGCAACACCGATGGACTGGCTGTCTTTGGACGGGGAATTGTATGTCGACGAGGTCTGGCGGGCCGAAGACATGGATGACATCGTTCTTTCGCTGGGGCTTGAACCGCGCAGGATGAACGTCAAGACATACGACTATCCGCTTGATGACGATGATAAAAACCTGATCAACGAGCGATGTTCAAGGGAAATGGCTTATTATGTCAATCACTGACGATCTGGGCATCGCGCAATATGCGGTCACATTGCTGGGCCATAACGGGACATCCGTCACCAGCGATTTTGAATCGTCTCCTGCGAATGAGACAGAGCGTATCCTGTCCTATGTCTATGATACGGTCCGCGATGCTCTTCTGACTGAGTATCTCTGGCGCTTCGCCACCAAACGCGCGGCGCTTGCGCCGGACACCACAACGCCGGTTTTCGAATATGGCCAGCGTTACACCCTTCCCACTGATTTCCTCAGAACAATCCAGACACGCGAAGAATCCGAGGGTTTTCTTGATCCTGACTGGCGTATCGAGGGCAATTACCTTGTCACCGATACCGCGCCCGGCTCCGCCCTGACGATTACCGGCGCGACCCAGGCCGATCCTGTTGTGATAACGATTGCCGGGCATGGCCTGAGCGATAATGTCGCCGTTTATATCGAGTCCGTCGTTGGCATGACGGAAATCAACGATCTGGTGTTCCAGATTGATAATCCGGCCACGGATACATTCGAACTGCATGGCATCGATGGGTCCGGCTACACGGCCTATGTCTCCGGCGGAACAGCCAAACAGGTTGATGTCAAGCTGGAGTATGTCGCACAGATCACGACCGTGACCGAGATGACATCGGTCTTCATTGATGTTTTCGCAACCCGGCTCGCGGCGACGATCAGCCCGAAACTGACGGACAATGCCCAGATCACCCGGCAGATGTGGGAGATGTACAATCAGAAAATGGACATGGCGCGCAATACCAATGCCGTACAGGGCACGGTGCGCGGGATTGACGCTGACAACTGGACACAGGCCCGTCTCTGATGCCGCAAGCATCCTTTGCCCAGACCAATTTCACGGCGGGGGAACTTAGTCCGAAGCTGCGCGGGCGTGTTGATATCCGCAAATACGCCAATGGCGCGGAGACAGTCAGCAATTTCTACGTCATGCCCTATGGTGGCATTCGCAAGCGTGGCGGGACGAATTATATCTGGAACCAGAAGGATCAGGCGAACGCCGCGCGGCTGGTGCCGTTCAGCTTCAGCACGACGCAATCCTACATGCTGGAGTTCTCAAACGCTATTATCCGGGTGCTCAAGGATCAGGGCATCGTCACGGAGTCCGATGTCACGATCACCGGGATAACGCAGGCCAATCCGGGCGTGGTGACGACCAGCGCGCCGCACGGTTACTCGAATGGAGATAGCGTCATCATCACCGGCGTGGTCGGGATGACGGAGGTCAACAACCAGGAATTCGTTGTCGCCAACCAGACGGCCACGACATTTGAGCTTTTTGGTGTCGATACCAGTGCCTACACGGCCTATTCGTCCGCCGGAACGGTCAACAAGATCGTTGAAATCACCTCACCCTATTCAACGGCGGAAGTGCAGGAGATCGAATTCACGCAGTCAGCGGATACGCTTTATATTTTTCATGAAAGTTACAAGCCGCGCTTGCTGACACGCACATCGGACACGGCATGGACGATATCGGAGGCCGGCATAGAAGGCGGGCCGTTTCAGGATATCAACACCGACGATACGCTGACCGTCTATCTGTCCGGCGGCACGCCGACCGCATACGGGACCTATGCGGAAGGTGACACCGGCCTGACCATGACGGCGAGTGATGATCTGTTCACGTCCTCGCATGTTGGAGCCCTGTGGCGGCTCTATGTAAATAACGAGGGCAACGGCTGGTCAGCGTTGATTGCCAGTGAAACCAGTCTGGCCGTGAACCGTGTCTATACGAGCGACGGCAAGATTTATGCTCTGACAGCCGACAATTACTCATCGTCGCAATTCAAGGCCAACATGGGCGAACCGTCCCATTCCCGTGGTACTGTCCGACACTATGAAGATGGTCAGACGACATCCTATGGCGATTGGCTCTATCTGCATGATGCGTCCTGTATCGTGGAGGTGACCGGGTTCACATCGTCAACCGTCGTTACCGTGAAGCTGGTCAAGAACCACGCGCCGGAGGAAATCATCGGGTCAGGGAATGCAACATCGTTCTGGCAGGAAGGCTCATGGTCCGATGAAGCAGGATGGCCGCAACGCGGGACGCTGGCTGAAGAACGGCTATGGACCGCGACGACCGCGACGGAACTGGACACGATCTGGGCTTCCAAGATCGGGGCTTATCTGGACTTCGCCGATGGCGATGAAGACGACGACGCCCTGAATCTCACGGTGTCATCGGAGCAGGTGAACAAGATCCAGTGGATTGTCGGCGGCTCCACGCTGACATTCGGCACGACCGGTGGCGAATATGCTGTTTCGGCATCGACAAGAAACGAGGCGATTACCCCGACGAACGTTTCCATCAAGCGCCAGACGGCCTATGGGTCCTCGGATATGGCGCCGTTCCAGATCGGCAATGCGGTGATGTTCGGTCAAAGAGACGGCGAACCGACGAATAACGCGCTGATTATCCGGGAATATGCCTATCTGTTTGATGTTGATGGTTATGTCGCGGCGAACATGACGATATTGTCCGATCACATCACCGGGACCGGAATCACGCAACTGGCCTATCAGCAATCACCTTATCAGATCCTGTGGGCGGTCCAGGCGGATGGAAAGCTGGTCGGCCTCACTTATGAGCGTGATCAGGAGGTACTGGCGTGGCATGTGCACACCATCGGCGGAACGGATGTCGTGGTGGAGGATATTGCGGTTATTCCGGGCGTTGACGGTGATGAACTATGGTTGACGGTTTCCCGGACGATAAACAGCGCGACCGTGCGCTATATCGAGCTTCTGTCTCAGGGCCATGAAGATGACGGCGTGCTTTCAGCTGCGACGTTCTTTGACAGCTATCTGACCTACAGCGGGTCCCCGGCAACGACCATTACCGGGCTTGAGCATCTGGAAGGTGAATCGATCAGCGCTCTGGCTGATGGGCTGGTGGTTGGCCCCTATACGGTGACAAATGGGTCTATCACGCTTGACGATGCGGCTTCGACAGTAGCGACAGGGTTGTCTTATACCAGCCTGCTCAAGACCATGCGCCCGGAAGGCGGCGCGGCATCGGGAACGGCGCAGGGCAAGCGCAAGCGGATATCGGAAACGGTATTCCGGCTTTATCAGAGCATTGGCGGTGAAATCAGCCACAACGGGACGGATTACGATCCACTGATGCCGGATGATACGTCACTGGTAACAGGCGATCGGCGGCTGGATTTTCCGGGCGGCTGGGGCGAAGATGCCAACATTCATCTGCGCCATGCCGACCCGAGACCATTTTCATTATCATCAATCTTCTCAGAATTACGGGTGACCGGCTGATGTGCTTTCTTCCAGCTTTGGCAGCAATTCCGGCGGCTCTCGGTGGGGCGACAGCTACAGGCGCGGCAACGGCTGGCGTTGGTGCAGGCGCGACCGCTGCCGCAACGGCGGGCGCCGGGGCTGGCATTTCCGGCGCTTCCGCCCTGTCCGGGCTCGGAACTCTGGTATCAGCCTTCGGTGCGTTAGCCGGCGGCGTCCAGCAGCAGCGTGTCGCTGACTATCAGGCTCAGGTGGCGAAGAATAACGCCGCAGCCAGCCGGCAGGCGGCGTCCGCCAATGCGGAGCGCATCAGAGACCGCGTGCGGTCCACACAGTCAAGCGCACGTGCGGCTTTCGCAAAATCAGGTGTCGCGCTTCAGGGAACGCCTCTGGCCGTTCTGGGGGCAAACCAGGCGGAAGGCGAGCTTGACGTGCTGACGGCGATTTACAAGGGTGAATTAAGTGGTATAGCGCAGGAAAACAGCGCGGCGCTTGCACGGGCTGAGGGGTCTTCGGCTTTGACTGGTGGCCTGATCGGTGCCGGTTCGACATTCCTGACAGGCTTCGGTAATATTGCCAGCGGCAGGTTCCAGCCGAGGATTGCCTGATGCGCGTTCCCCGTATTCAGGCCCAATCACAGTTGTCGACGGATATCCGTACCAGCCGGGCACCGAATGCCGCTGCCTTCACGGCTCCGGCGCGTGCGCTACAGCAGGCCGGTGGGCAGATTGCGGGTCTTGGCAACAAGATTCAGGGCATGCTCGATCGGCAGGCGGAGATTGACGATAACCTTTTTGTTTCTAGGGAATCTGCGGATTTCAATAAATGGTATGCAGAAAATCGCCCGCAATGGGAAGCCAACACCGCGGAAGGCGCGGAAGGCTACACGCAGGAAGTTGAAGCGCGTCTGACAGAACGGCAGCAGCAGGCGATTGAGCGTGCTCCGACACAGGAAGCCGCTGCCAAACTGGAATTGAGGTTTCAGCAGGGTAATGCAGCTAAAGTCGGGACTGCCGCGACATTTCAGGCCGGCTCCAAGCTGGTCCAGCGCTCTGCCGAATGGGACCGTACAATTCAGGGTCACATGGAAACGGTGTTTCTGGACCCATCGCAATATGATGAGCTTCTGAAGCGTGCGGAAGGTGACTTTGCGGCGGCAACGCAATGGATGGATGCGGCAGCAGAGTCAGAACAAAAGACGATTTTCAGAGAAAAACTAAAGGCGGCACACGCACAAGGACGTATAAACCAAGGTGATATATCTGTTTTAAGCGATCTTACGGGTAAAAACCCGACCGCGAAGGGGCTAATACAGAGGGAGGAAGGGTTTCGGTCTGGGGCATATTGGGATGTAAACGCATATCGCGTTGGGTATGGGCATGATATTGTTGTTCGAGAAAACGGCAAGATAGAAAAAGTCACCGCCAATACAGCAGTGTCACAAGCAGACGCAGACAGAACACTCAATTATATTATCAATGAGAGAGAAGGGAAAACGGCACGAAAACAAGTAGGCGATGCGTGGCGCGGGCTTCCAAAGAATGTGCAGGCAGCGCTTTATTCGGTCGCATACAATTATGGTTCATTGCCTGACAGTGTGGCTTCTGCTGCTCGTGGCGGTGATATCGAAGCGATAGCGTCTGCGATAGGGGGATTGGATGCAAACAAGGCGCGCCGCGCTCGCGAGGCTGCGTTGGCTCGTGGAAGCGCTACTGATATTTACACGGGCATGGATATCGGTACGCGGCAGGGCCTGACGACGAAAGCCAGAACTGAGTTTAACCGAATTCATGCAACATCTGTTTCAAATGAATACGATGATTTTAATCGGCGCATCGTTGCTGATCCGATGAATCTTGGTGAGGATGAAATATTTAATTCGAGTGTTCTGGACGGCACGCAGCAGGCAACTCTTGTCCGGTCTCTCAGGGCGGCACAGAAAGACATCCGCGATTCCATGCAGGACATGGCTGATTTCCAGGCAGGCCGGACCTATAATCCGTTCGAGACCAAGGACCGCAAGTCGGCGGATAATGTCTTTGAGCAGATCAGCAAGGATGCGGCGGTGTCCGATCAGCAAGCGGCGGAATTTGTCACGCGCGAAACCGGGATTGCGCCGAGGCCGGCTGTCAAGGATATCCGTGCCGGTCTGGCTTCACGTAATACAGCGGAATTCACGGCGGCGATCCAGCAGGCGCAGCGATTGCAGGCAACGTCAGATACGGCATTTTCTGGTACTGATGGCGCGAGCGGCATTGAAGATGCAATCGATAAATTCCAGCATTACACAAGCTATCTGAGCGCCAATGAGGCTGCGCAGAAAATGCTGGATCTGAGCGACCCGGAAAAGCGCCGCGAATCCGACCGGCTCCTGAAGGAAAACAAGAAGGAAATCGAGATACGCACGCAGGAAAGCGATGTACTCGCTTCGCTGGACGCGGAATCAACGCTTGGCTTTGGTGGCGCCGAGATCGGCTTTTCCAACAGCCAGAAATCGGCAGTGGTCGCGGAATACCGGGAGATTTACGAAGGCGCTTTGATCGAGGCGCAGGGCGACCATGATCTGGCTCAAGACCTGACGGATAAGCGTTTCAAGAACATTTACGGGGAAATCAGCATCGATGGTGATCGTCGCATCATGCGTCTGCCGCCGGAGAAAGACCCGCGCACGCAGCAATTGACAAATGCGCTGGGTTCTTCGGCATGGATCGGTGAACAATTGAAGGGTGAGGTTGATGACCATTTCGGGCGTGATGTCCCGATAGAGCATATTCGTGTCTGGCCGGATGAACGAACCGAACAGGACCGCACAAGTGGAGGGTCATGGTCCTATCAGGTTTATGTATTCAACCCGGAAACATTGGAAATGGAGCAGGCACACGGCCGTTGGGTTGCCGATCCCTCAAAGGCCGCCGCTGATTTTGTCAGTGAGACAAGGGCAGAGAATGAAATTCGTGTTGAGCAGGCTCGCAAGCAACAGCAGACTATTATCGAGGAAGAGGAAATATTCGAAGCGGGCGAGCGGGCCTTGCAGCGCGCACTGGATAGAGGCGAGACACCAGCCCAGGCCGCGCGGGCAAAATTGCTGGCTGAGGAAAATCTTCGTATCGAACGGGCGACACAGAAGCAGCGAAAGCGCCGCCCGAAGCCGCGTCAGTCGATCGGCAGCGATCCGGATATAGGGGCGGATGACTTCTTTCCGACCGTGCCATAATGCCGTTCATCGAGACACCGGAGCCGCAGCCGCAGGACATTGGCACGCGCCCGTTTGAAACTCCTGTTGTCAGGGATGATGAGGAAATCAGCCCGAGTGTTCTGGAAGGCCTTTCAGCTGGGTTTCAACTGGAAAACATTACCTCTTCGGCCTATTCAGCATCGCGATATTCGACAGAAACAGCAACGCGCCGTGATGAAGATTATGACGTTTTTGACGATATCGAAGGCTATGAGCAATATTCCGACCGCTTCGCGAGTTCCTTCAATCGCGAGAAGACATCAGCAATCAAGGCGGACATTGACAGGGAATTGAGGCTCCGCCGTATCCGTGATGCATCAGGCTGGGCAGGTTTTGCCGGATCGCTCGGCGGTGCGGTTTTTGACCTGCCATCGTTTATTCCGAGTGTTGCTTTTGTCCGTTCCGGGAAACTCGGGTTCAGCGCCGGGCGCTCCGCACTGGCCGTTGCCGGTGCCTCGGGTGGAGCCGCTACGCTGGCAGAAGTGGCCTTGCAGGCAACACAGCAAACGCGCCCACTGACGGAATCAGCTGCGGCCATCGGTGGTTCTGTCGTGTTGGGTGGACTTCTCGGCTATGGAGGCGCAAGGCTGCTGAACAGAGGTGAATGGGACCGGCTGTCAAAAAGCATTTCGGCGGAATTGTCAGGGGCTGAGGGAATATCCGATATTGAAGGCGTGACACAGGAAATCATCGGGACGCTGCAGGCCGGTGGTGCGGAAGCTGTTGAGAAACTCAATCTTGAGGATCTGGGCATAACCGGTGCAGCGGCGGATAAAGTTGCAAAACTGACGTCAGCCTTAAAACTAAACCCTGGTGTCCAGTCGATGTTGTCGCCCTCTGCTGCGACGCGGCGGATCTTTGCCGAACTGGCGGAAACACCGGTTGCACGCAAGATGGAGGATGTTGGCAAATCGGTCGGCGCAGCGGTCGAAACGGAATTGAAGCTGATTGAGCGTGGGGCCTATAGTCAGGCAAAGCGAGCCAATATAAGGCTCTACAGGGAAATGCGGAAGTCTGGTGTTAAGATGACACGCCGTGAATTCAACGAGGCCGTTGGCCGCGCCGGGCGCACTGCGGATACAGATGCGGGTGGTAACGAATTCGTGACACGGGCGGCACGGGAATGGCGAAGCGAGCTGTTCGACAAAGTCAAGGATGAAGGTATCGCAATCAAGGCGTGGCCGGAAGACATTGCCCCGACGACTGCCGCGTCATATCTCACGCGTATGTACAAGTTTGATGCCTTGATTTCGAGAGAGCTGGATTTCAAGCGCATTATCTCCAGCTGGGCACGCGAACAGATCGAAGCGATGCCGCAGGCAAAGCTTGATGAAATGAATTTTGTCAGCAAGAGCGACATGGAAAGCTATGTTGATGATGTGGCGGAAAGCGTATTCCGTAATCTGACGCGCAGATCAGAGGGCGAAGACCAGATCCCTGACTGGATTGTGCCGCTGAAGCGCGGTCCTCTGAAGGAGCGTGTTCTGAAGATTGACGACGAGAAGATCATCGATTTCCTGGAAGACGATATCGAACTTGTCGGACGCTATTATGCCCGAACAGCAGGTGCGGAAATCGCTCTGAAGCGCCGGTTCGGGCGCGCTGATATGAAGGATCAGCTTGCGGAAATCCGTAATGAATACACGGATTTACGAAAAGCGGCAAAGGCAGATGATAAAGAACTGAGACGTTTGAACGCGGCGGAGAAGCGGGATGTTGGGAATGTTCGCGCCTTCCGTGACCTGATCCGGGGAACGTACAATCAGGGCCGTGACATGACAGCATGGGGCAAGGCCACCCGCGCCGCTCTTGGCTGGAATTATATGAGATTGCTTGGCGGCGTCACGGTTTCGAGCATCCCCGATGTCATGCGCACAATCGGCTTTCGCGGCATT